TATATCTGCAACTACCACCGCAGTGGTGTTCTATGGCTAGTCCCGCATGGACACGCAAGGAAGGCAAGAACCCCAACGGCGGTTTAAACGCCAAGGGCCGAGCCTCTGCGAAGAAAGAAGGTCACAACTTGAAACCTCCTCAACCAGAGGGCGGCTCAAGGCGCGACTCTTTCTGTGCTCGCATGAGTGGGATGAAAAAGAAACTGACATCCGCAAAAACAGCGAACGACCCGAACTCTAGAATTAATAAAAGTCTTAGAGCATGGAACTGCGCTGAAGGCGGTTATATATCAACAGCAGACGGTATTGCTCAAAAAGGCAAGACACGCGGAAAGATGTGTTAATGGATGCACACCTTATTTGGTCAGCAGTTTTGTCCATCGTGATGGGAGCATTCGGCTTCTTCATGCGGGAAAAAATCAACCAAGTCAAAGACATGGGCGAAGACATTAAGCGTGTTGAGCGCCTACTAAACATAACCCGCGAGGAGATAGCCCGTGATTACATTACTCAAGCAGAAGTTCAACGCATTACTGACCATATTGATCAGCGCTTCAACCGCCTTGAAGCAAAAATTGACCAGCTTATTCAAGCGGGAAGATAATGCCAAGTAAGAGTAAAAAACAACATAATTTCATGGAAGCTGTGGCACACAATCCAGAGTTCGCCAAGAAAGCAGGGGTTCCCCAGTCCGTGGGGAAAGAGTTCAGTAAGGCCGATAAAGGCAAAACTTTTAAAAGAGGTGGTGAGATGGCTACAACTAAGATGGGTAAACCAATGATGAAACCCGGTATGAGCATGGCTAAGGATGGCATGAAGCGCCCTACTCCTATGGCTGGCACATCTATGATGGGTGGTATGGGTATGAAAAAGGGTGGACTGCCAATGGTAATGAAAGACGGAAAAAAAGTTCCAGCTTTTGCTGCTGACGGCAAAGGCAAAATGAACATGGGCGGCAAAGTCAAGAAGATGAACATGGGTGGCATGGCATACGCTAAAGGCGGCGGTATTGAGTCTAAGGGTAAAACCAAAGGCAAAATTATCAAAATGGCTAACGGCGGTTCTGGTAAAAAATATTGTTAAAGAGTTAATTATGAAACGCACTAAAAGATACGAATTTGGTGGTGATGTAGAAAGCGATGGCGGTCGTGGTGCTGCCGGTACTTCTGAAACCGTAACCCCCTCAAAGCCTAAACCAAAAATTGTTACCAAAGAAGAACTAGAAAAGTCTGGTTTGAGCTTGCGTGACTATATGAACAAGCAACAAGGTTTAACTCGCCGTGGCGAATCTAAAGCCAAAATTGACACGATCATAGCTAAGGGTCAAGCCAACAACGAGGCCGACAGAATAGAAACCGAAGCGGCGGAAACGGCAGATGCAGAGCCACCTTCTACTTACACTAATACTGGCAGTGTCAGCAGACCCACAGTTGTTCGCCCGCCACCAAAAGATGCTAAAGAGCGTGTTGCCAAAGAAGCTCTTAGTTCAATTAAAGCTAGCGGTAGAAAATACCCTGATATGAGCGCATTACAAGCCCCAGCAAAACGCTCTGGTATGACTGCTATGGAGCCAAGAATGGCATCTGGCGGTAAAGTTTCTTCTGCTTCTTCGCGTGGGGACGGTATTGCCTCTAGGGGCAAAACTCGTGGAAAGGTGTGCTAATCATGGCTGACGTTAAATACCCCGACTACACCCCAGTAGACGAACCTGTTCGTACAGGTCCTAAACCCGCAGAACCCGGTAGCGGTATCAGGGTTGAAAAAGAACCTAAACCTGCTCCAAAGGTAGTTAAGAAGCTAGCTTCTGGTGGTTCTGCTTCTTCTCGCGCAGATGGATGTTGCGTTAAGGGTAAGACCAAAGGAAAATACCTATGATGTCAAGTCGTGGCATGGGGGCTATGGCTCCTTCTAAGATGCCCAAGGGTAGTAAAACTGCCCGAAAGGATGATACCGACTTCACACAGTATGCTGAAGGTGGCAAGACCAAGTCCAAAGTAAATGAGGCTGGTAACTACACCAAGCCCAGTTTACGTAAACGGATTTTTAACAGCGTCAAAGCTGCGGCAATCGTAGGTACAGGCGCAGGTCAATGGTCAGCACGTAAGGCTCAAGTTATGGCTAAACGCTATAAGGCCGCAGGTGGGGGCTACAAAGATTGAAAGCGCCACAACAGTCCTTAAAAAACTGGGGCGACCAAAAATGGAGAACCAAAAGTGGAAAACCGTCTAGTAAAACAGGTGAGCGCTACCTTCCAGAAGCTGCTATCAAAAGTCTCAGCCCTGCTGAGTACGCTGCTACAACACGTGCAAAGCGTGCTGGCAAAAAAGCCGGGAAGCAATTCGTAGCACAGCCCAAAGGCATAGCAAAGAAAACAGCAGGCTTTAGATAATGGCGTACACCAGTAACACTACCACTTTTAATTTAGATCTAAATGATCTGATTGAGGAAGCGTATGAGCGGGCCGGTATAGAGGTTCGTACTGGCTATGAGTTTCGTACAGCACGTCGTTCGTTAAACTTATTGACGATTGAGTGGGCTAATCGTGGTATCAATCTCTGGACAATCCAAGAGGGCGCTATTGCTATGGTGACTGGGCAGTCTGTCTACCCAATCCCAGACGATACGATTGACTTGCTAGACCATGTAATTCGCCAAAACAACGGTACGGCTAGTACCCAGAGTGATATCAACATTAGCCGTATCTCTGAGTCTACCTACTCCACTATCCCAAATAAACTTACTACTGGGCGTCCTATCCAAGTATGGGTTAACCGCCAATCAGCGCAAACAAACGCTACATCCATCACTCTATCGACAACAATCACAAGCACCGACACGACTATTGTTCTTAGTAGCGTATCAGGGTTAACCACTACTGGGTTTATAAAGATTGATTCAGAGACGATTGGATATACAAACATTGATGGTACTAGTTTGATTAACTGTACCCGTGCCCAAAATTACACAACCGCAGCGGCACATACGGCTGGCGCGGCTATTTATGTTCAGAACTTACCCTGTATCAACGTGTGGCCTGCGCCTAACGCTGGTGGGGATTACACTTTTATTTACTGGCGCTTACGGCGTATGCAAGACGCTGGTAATGGTGTGAACGTAGAAGACATTCCGTTTCGATTTATCCCATGCATGGTTGCTGGGTTGGCGTTTTATATTGCTTCTAAACGAATAGATGCTAGTCCTGAACGAATTGTATTTTTAAAGACTGAATACGAACAGCAATGGCTGTTGGCTTCACAAGAAGATAGAGAGAAAGCGTCGGATCGGTTTGTCCCAAGGCAGTTGTTCTACTAAGGTAAGTCATGCCAAGTAAGTTTGCTTCAGGCAAGTATTCGATTGCGGAATGTGACCGATGTGGGCAGAGGTACAAACTTAGCCAACTGAAGAAGGAAGTCATCAAGACTAAGCTATTTCAGATAAAAGTTTGTCCATCATGTTGGGATCCAGATCAACCGCAGTTGTCTCTTGGTTTGTATCCAGTAAATGACCCACAGGCGGTGCGTGAGCCTAGACCCGATACCAGTTATCAAGTTTCTGGTAATTTAGCAGATGGGTATAACGGGGGCGGTAGCAGAATTTTTCAATGGGGCTGGAATCCTGTTGGTGGGGCAAGCAGTTTTGATGCCGTATTAACGCCAAATAACTTGGCTTTAGAGGTGGAATTGGGTACAGTAACGGTTAGCGTAACTTAGGAGTTAAAAATGGACAAGAAACAGGTCAAAGCAATCGCTGGCACAGAAGCCAAAAAAATGGTTAAAAGTCACGAANGNCGTATGCACAAGNTGGCTAAAGGCGGTGTAACAACCGACATGATGAAGTCTATGGGGCGTAACTTGGCTCGTGTTGCAAACCAAGGGAGTAAATAATGGCTACCTTTAGCAAAAAAATGATGGGTAAAGAAGTTGGCGATGCCAGCGTCTACGCCGAGCCACACCACATGACTGGTAAGAAGTTTACTATTTCTGATAATCCCGGAAAAGAAGCTAACTCTAGTAAGTTGGACACGATGGATGTCAGCATTGGCGCTATTAGCAAATCCGCTGGTGATGAGAAGGTTAAAACCGACGGCATCAGAATGCGTGGTACTGGATGTGCTACTAAAGGCGTTATGTCAAGAGGACCAATGGGATGAACTACGGCGAGCTTGTAACTGCAATTAAATCTTATACTGAGAATCAGTTCCCAGAGGTGTATCTTACAAATACGACCACTGAGTCTTCGACCGATCAGATCAATAGATTTATTGAGCAAGCAGAACAACGCATTTATAACTCTGTTCAGTTCCCGTCACTGCGTAAAAACATGACGGGTAGCTTGACTCCGTATAACGTAAGTACAAACCCACGGGCGATGTATATATCTGCGCCAGATGATTTCCTGTCTTCGTATTCTTTGGCGTTAATAAGCCCAACAACAGGTGAATATACGTACCTGTTAAACAAAGACGTTAACTTTATCCGTGAAGCGTATCCAAGTCCAGCAAGCACAGGCGCTCCTAAGTACTACGCTTTGTTTGGGCCGACGGTATCGAGTGGCGTTATTAGCAATGAGTTGTCATTCATTGTTGGCCCAACACCTGATCTGGCTTACGCAGTTGAACTGCATTATTACTACTATCCAACATCTATTTCGTTTGGCTCTGTGACTTCAACAACCACATGGCTGGGCGATAACTTTGACACTGTTCTTTTGTATGGTTGTTTGGTGGAAGCCTACACATACATGAAGGGCGAACAAGACATCATTACCTTGTACGACACCAAGTACAAGGAAGCATTAGCGTTGGCTAAACGTCTGGGCGATGGTCTGGAGCGCAGCGATGCGTACCGTAGTGGTCAGTACCGTGAAATGCCCCTACCTCAGAATAATGGGGTTCGATAATGGCGTTTACTGGCAACTGGACTACTAATACGTTTAAAACGGGGCTAATGAATGGCACGTTTAACTTTACGTCTGGTACCTACAACATGGCGTTGTACACCAATAACGCTACATTAGATGCAACCACAACTACCTACACAGGTACGACAGGGGAAGTGGTAGCTTCTGGCTATACGGCTGGCGGTCTACTGTTAACAATAGCGCAAACTCCAACAATCGGTAATCAGACGGGCGCGGCTACTTCGTATATCTCATTTTCAAACGCTGTATGGAATAGTGCAATCACCGCACGCGGTGCATTGATTTACTTGGCTAACGGGACTACAAACCCTGCAGTATGCGTGTTGGACTTTGGTTCAGACAAGTCAAGTTCTAGCACCTTCACCGTACAATTCCCAGCAATTACGAACACATCTGCGATCATTCGTATCTCATAGGAGCAAGTATGACTAAAGAAATTTCCAGCTTCGGCGATCATGCAGAAATAACAATGCAAGCTAACGCATCTATCCCAGAGGGCATGGGCGTAGAGGGCTACTATTATGTTGAGTGCCGTGATGCTCAAGGCAACCTCAAGTGGACAGATGAATTCCCTAACTTAGTTGTAGCCGTTGGCAAACAGTTGATGTTTGATACTTTGCTCAGGACACTCAGCCCTACTACTTACACCACGGTGGGTCCATTCTTGGGTCTGATTAATAACAATACTACGTTTGCAGCCGCAGACACCATGACTTCAAAAACATGGACTGAGTTAACTACTTACACTGTGGGCGGAGTAGCAGTGCGTGGCACAGCAGTATTTGGCGTAGCCACTTCTGCTGGTACAACCCCATCAAACGTAACAACTTCAGCCGCATCAGCAATTACCTTCACAATGACGGGCACTGCGACGGTGTATGGCTGCTTCTTGGTGACAGGTACTGGCGCAGTCAGCACAATCTCTAGCACTGCTGGTACTTTGTACTCAGAAGGTAACTTCGCTGTTGCTAAAGCCGTGACTTCTGGTGACACTGTAGCCGTTACCTACTCCACCACTGCGACTTCCTAAGGAGTCTTAAATGGCTTTAGCTCTTAAAGATAGGGTACAGGAAACAGGCACGGCTAACACAACTGTTAGCTTTACCCTGTCTGGCGCTGTTTCTGGATTTCAGTCATTTGCCGTTGTAGGCAACAGTAATACTACTTACTACTCAGCTACAGATGCCTCTGGAAACTGGGAAGTAGGAATTGGTACATACTCTACAACTGGTCCAACACTTACTCGCACAACTATTCTTGCTTCTAGTAATTCTGGAAGTGCTGTTACGTTTACTGGAACAGTTAATGTCTTTGTGACCTACCCATCGGGTAAGTCCGTTAATCTAGATGACGCTAATATAGCGCAGATTCCGGCAATTAATGTTACGAGCGGTATTAGTTACAACGCAAACTCAATCACAACTAACACAACAATCCCGTCAGGGTCAAACGCTAGTTCAGCTGGACCTATATCTGTAACCGCAACAATAACAGTACCAACAGGTCAGCGTTGGACAGTAGTTTAAAAGGAAAGTTATATGGCAATATCTGTTGATGGAACAACTGGAATTACATTCCCCGCAGGGGGTGTGGGTAACACTGCTAGTGCAGTGGTAGGTATATCCGATACCCAAACCCTAACTAACAAACGCATTGACCCAAGGGTTGTAAGTACTACAACTGCATCTACCTTAACTCCAGATGTTTCTGCTGGAGATATTTATGCGTATACCTCACTTGCTTCTGACCTAACAATTAATGCCCCAATAGGCACACCTGTTAACGGAGACAAGTTGATCTTTAGGTTTCTAGACAACGGAACAGCAAGGCTTTTAACTTGGAACGCTACATTTACTGTTATTAACGTAACACTACCTACAACAACGACCATAAGTAAGACTACGTATGTAGGCTGTATCTATAACACTAACAATACCCGTTGGGATGTTCTCTCGGTTATGACTCAAGCCTAAGGAGAACTAGATGATAAAAATAGATTTTACTTTTGAATCTAAATATGGTCTTTTTGCAGATGCTTTGCTTTTGCCAGAAGACCACGGGCTATCTGATGCAGAGATTGAAGCAATCAAACAACAAAGATTTGATGCGTGGATTAACATGATTGAAAATCCCCCACAAGACGACGAAGAGGTTTAAATGGCTACAAGATATTGGGTAGGTGGATCAGGTACTTGGAATGCTTCTTCCACAACTAATTGGTCTGCTTCGTCTGGAGGCGCTAGTGGTGCGTCTGTACCTACATTAGCAGACGGTGTAATCTTTGACCAAGTAGCAACTTATACTGTAACTTTATCAGGAACAATAGCTTGTCTTAGTCTTACTGTTACTGCAGGTGTAGTTACTTTTAGTAGTACAGGGAGTCTTACATGCTATGGGTCTTTTACTTTAGCTGCAGGAAATATCTGGACTGCTTCGTCCACACTTCTTTTATCAGGGGCTACTGGAGTTATTACTACTAATGGCGTAGCCCTAGGTTGTAATGTCACATTAATATCTGCTACTGGGCTTTATACTGTTTCTTACACTTTAGGTAGCGCCTTACAATGTCTTACATTGCAGCTTACTAACAGCACCAGCGCTGCTGCTGCTGTTACGTTAGACACAACAACTTCTAATTACGCACTAACCGTGTCTGCCCTACGTACGGGCGGCAGTACATTTGTAAAAACATACAAACTAAACGGTTCCACAGTTAATATTGCTTTCAGTAATGCTAATGCATGGAACCAAACTAGCGGTACCATAGTAGATTACGGTACATCGCAGGTTAACTTTAATGCCTCTAGTAATCCTGGAGGGACTTTTTACCCTCAATCTGGTGGCACTTGCACTATTTACAACATGGCTTTTACAAATCCAGCTATGAACATTCCAAGTTTTACTGGCAATAATGTTTCTGCGTATGTTTTTAATAACCTTACAGTTGCAGGAAACACTAGTTCTGGGTTAAATTATTTAAGACTTTCTGGTGCTACAGACGTTACTCTTACAATAAATGGCACTCTTAGTATAGGAAGTTCAAGTCTAAACCCCAGCACTCGTACATATTTTCAATTTTATGGGTTTGCAAATAACACTACTGGAAGAAGAACAGTTAATGTCAATGGTAGTTTATTTTTACAGTACGTTGATCTTCCTTACATAGCAGCAGGAGGTTCTGTTGGGACTTGGACTGGAACGAGTTTGGGAACTAATGGTTCTTCTACAGGCATTACTTTTACAGCCCCTAAAACAGTTTATTGGAGTAACACGGCAGGCGGATTATTTCAATCTAATTCTTATGCAACATCTAGCGGTGGCGCTGTTTCGTTAGCTAACTACCCATTACCACAAGACACAGTTATTTTTGACAACACTGGACTTAATGCAGCGTCCACAATAAGTGGTGCTATTACTATAGACACTTTAAATGCTTCTGCGTTAACTAATGTAACTACTTGGAATTTTAATACTTTAACTCTTAATGGAAATATAACAACAGGTTCTGGGATGCCAACTGTTAATGGATCTATAGTTTTTACGGGCTGTAATGCAATACAACAACTAAGTGCCAGTAGCACTACTTTTAGCGGGAACTGGTTTTCGGGAGGTAATCCACTTAACACTGGACTTCAGCTACAAAGTAATATTAACATAGGCATTATATATCATGGTAGTGGCGCATTAGATTTGAATAATAACGTTTTATTTCTTACGCAATACAACAATAATTCTTCTAGTGACACAAAAACCATAGCTTTTGGTACTGGATATATTGCTCTAAAAGACGGTGGAAGTTTTCAAAACTCAACAGGAACAGGATTTTTTGCTACAGGTTCGCGTGATCTTTATCTTGTTTCTAGCATTAATGCTATGAATCTTTCAATGGGGAATGTTGATGAAGCCAACGCTTTGAATGTTACTGTGGTTAATGCCAATGCTAACACCGTAACATTTGGCGCTAATAGTGCAATAAATAATTTAAATTTTAATTACACTGCTAATACAGTGGCGCTTGGAATAATTCCTTCTGGGATGAAGGTTTACGGGTCTTTTACGCTTTCAGCAGGGAACACATTAAATGCCTCAACAAATGCATTAACTTTTGCAGGAGGTACAGGCACTAAAACAATTACTACTGCTGGTAAAACATTTGACTTTCCTATTGTATTTGATGGGTACGCTGGAACATTCGCGCTTCAAGATGCTTGGACACTTGCAGCGACAAGATCTATAACCCTAATTACTGGAACGTTGCAACTTAAATCTGGCACTACAAACACCGTACCAGGCGGTATTATTACTTCTGGTTCAGCTCAAAAGTATCTCCAAAGTACGATAGCCGCTTCAGCAGCAACTTTATCCGTTGCATCTGGCGTAGTTGCTGTAAGCAACATAACCATCAAAGACAGCACGGCAACAGGGGGTGCTACATTCAATGCTAATGGTACATCTACCAATGGTGGTAACAATACTGGCTGGACATTTGCAGCCTCTGTTGTTAGACAAAATGGCGAGTTTTTTGAATTGTTATTTTAAATGTTTGGTACGTCTGCATTTTCTGAAGTACCGTTTGCTTCTTTAGGAGCAAAGAGTGTAATACTGCAAACTCTAACTGCAGTTGCTACATCTACAGTTAATCTTGTTAAAAGTGTTGCCAAATATATTGCAGTTGCTAGTGCGTCTACTACTAGTCTATTAAGAGATGTGACAAAAGCAGCTTTTATTGTGGCATCTACTGTCACAGCAACACTAGTTGTTGCTCTAGTTAAGTTGATTGAGTTGTTAGCTATAGTAGCAAGTACAACCACTCTATTTAGAATAGTGGGTGTAATTAAAACAGTTGTTACTAGTAGCATTGTGTCTATAGTCAAAGACATTGCTAAGGTAATTAGTATTGGGGTAAACACTAGTACCACATTATTAGTTGGTCGTTTAGTGAGTATTATTGCTGCAGCAACTAGTACGGTGTCTCTATCTAATGTTATTTCTAAAACATTAGTATTACTATCTACAGCATCTGCATCTCTAATAAAGTTAGTTGGGATTGTTAGACTCACAGTATCTAGCGTGTCTGTGATCATAAGTAATCTTAGATACAAACTACTTGCTGTGACATCTACAGTAGCTGCAACTTTAGTAAGACAAGCTAATAAATTAATACAAGTTTTAACAACTACACTTGTGTCTATACGCAAGGCTGTATTTGTGTTCTTAAGAATAACAGTCTATACTACTGTCGTAAGCTACATATACAAAGTTCTACCAAATGTTATAGACACTCTGATTGTTCCAGCAAGAAAGATTGTCATAGAACCATTTGTTGGGTTTGTTAGCATACTAGTTAGACGCAAATAAACTAACATAGATGTTTTAACACGGGACAATTTATATGGCTGATAGCTTCTCTTACAAATTTACCACTGAAACAAAGTCACTGTCGTTTGACTTTACTCAGGTATTAGCTTCTGGAGAAACTCTGTCTACAGTTACTTGCACCATAGTTGTTATGGATGGAGTAGATGCTAGTCCTTCTAGTGTTCTTGCAGGTGCTGCTACTATCATTGGCACTAAGATATACCAGAAAGTACAAAGTGGTGTTTCTGGTGTAACTTATCGTCTTATAGCTACAGTTACTACTAGTGCTACTAATACCTTAGTTGCTATTGGTGATCTGCCTATATACAGTACAACTGAGGTGGAATAACTATGTCTTACAAACCTAGATGGGACAACGGTTGTTGGAATGTTATCTGTGATCAATGTGGTCGTAAGTTTAAAAACACTGAGCTGCAACCTCGTTGGGATGGTCTTATGGTTTGTGCTGGGGACTTTGAGATACGTCAACCACAAGACTTTGTAAAAGGTGTTGCTGACATCCAAGCTCCTAAGTGGGCTAGACCTGAACAATCAGATTATTTTTTACCCTGATAAAGAACAAACATGTCCTCAAACTACACAGTCACTCGAGATCAAATCATCTCTCAAGCACTACGCAAATGTGGTGTACTTGAGCTAGGTGATACACCTGATGCTGCTAGTATTGCTAATGCTGGTATAGCTCTCAACTTACTTATCAAACAACTGAGTACTGAAGGTCTTAAGTTGTGGAAAGTATCTGAACTTATTATTCCTTTGGTAGCTAATACGACTAAGTACATTCTTGGAGGAGCATCCTCTGTAACTATGTATGATTCATTAGCTCCTTCTACAGCTATTACAGACAAACCTTTGAAAGTCATACAAGGTTGGTATCGTAATACCCAGTCAACTCCAGACATTGATACGCCAGTGTTACTAGTATCAAAACAAGAGTACAGTCTTTTGGGTTCTAAGTTTTCTACTGGTAGTTCTAACACAGTTTTCTATGATGTAAAGACTACCTATGGTGTGTTGTACGTCTATCTAACACCTGACACTAGTACTGCTACTAATACACAACTACATCTAATAGCTCAGATGCAACTTAAAGATATCACTACTGCTTTAGATACACCAGACTTTCCTAACGAGTGGATGAACTGTTTGATATGGAACTTAGCTGATCAGTTAGCTCTAGAGTATGGTGTTCCTATGAACGCTAGACAAGAGATTGCTACTAGGTCTAGGTTGTATAGAGAAGATATGTCTAACTGGGATGTAGAAGCATACAGTACGTTCTTCTCCCCAGATTTTAGATCAACGTCTACTAATGCTTATAGCTAATAAACATGCCTATCCAACGTATTCCATTAGCCCAACCTATTGAGTCCCGTGATGGGACTTTTGGTAAAGACTCGTATACAACTAACTATATCTTTCAAATTAGAAACCAAAAAAAAGAAGTTGTTAAGCGTCCTGGACTAGCTTTGATTAAGAATATTAAATCTTATACAGGGACTACTGGGGCTGCTACAAATGGTCTTGTCTCTTTTAACAATAGTCTTGTTGCTGTTATTAATGGTGAAGTAATTAAAGTTAATTTAAGTGGCTCTAACTCTTCTTATGGAAATCTTAGTAGCAACGACAATAGATGTTATTTTGCTAAGTCATTACTTGACACCTATTTGTTTTTCCATAATATGGACAATGCTTATTTAATAGACCCAACTAAAAGCATATCCTCTGGTAGTGGAGCATTTACAAAACTAGCTTATGGGTCAGTAGCATCTTTTACTATTAGTGTGGCTGGTACTTCTCCGTATAGTGAATCAGACTACATTAATCTTAGTGCTGCTCCTGCTGGAGGAACAACAGCTCAAGTAAGTGCTAGTTTTCAAACTGGATATCCTACAAATCCAGTCCTATATGAAAGAGGAGCTGGGTATATTACTGCTCCAACTGCTTCTATATTTAAGAATACTTTTGCTAATCAAACAGGCTCTGGTAGTAGTGGAGCAAATACTATTACTGTTACCAATGGAGGAGCATTAACTAAATATTTAGTAGTAGCTGGAACTGGTGTAGGAACTAATGCCCAGATAACTAATATTTCTGGAAACACTCTTACTGTGAGTGTTAACAATAGTGGAGCAGTTTCTGGAACACTTACATTTACTAACATTGGTACTGGGTTTAGTGCTAGTACTACCCTAACAAATATACCTGCTGGACCTTACGTTCCAGGATGTGTGTTCTTAGATAACTATGTGTTTCTTGGTATTGCTGCTACTAATAGAATTTATAACAGTAACCTTGGAGATCCAATTAATTGGAATGCTTTAAATTATGTTACGTTTGAACAAAGCAATGATGTACTGGTAGCTATTGCTAAACACATAAACTACTTAGTTGCTTTTGGTCAAAAGAGTACACAATTCTTTTATGATGCTGCAAATG